CGGAGTAGCGCTCCTTCGCATCCTCCGTTGCCGCCTCGTTGTAGGCCTTGAATGCGTCATCGTACATCTGCAGGTATTTCTGGTCGATAGCCTCTTTCTGCGCCGTGTAGTCGCCGTAGTCCAGCAGCATGTTCTGCAGGGCGTCGGCGTTGGCCTTCTGCATCCTTTCGGTTGCAAGCCTGCGTGCGTCCGCAAAAGCCTCCGTCTGCTCATCGGTGAGGATGCCGCCCTGAGCCGCCCTCCATTCCTCCGACAGCTGCTCCAGCTCTGCGAGCTCCTGCTCGTATGCCAGCGTTGCCTCCGCCACCTCCTTGGCATAGCTCTCACGCATCAGCCTGACTTCATCCTCGCGGTTACGCTCCTTGAGTTTCAACAACTCGGCCCCGATTCGCTGCTCCGCCGCTATGCGTGCGTTTTCCTCCGCCTGTATATCGGACGGTGTCACCCCTCTCTCTATGGTGTTCGACCTCCTTTGCAGCATCGCCAGCCTCTGGGCCGCCTCAGCCTGCTTTCTTATCTTCTCGGCCTGCAGGTCACGGAGTTCGTTTTCGGTCTCAATGGAGTTGGTGGTCAGTGCCATTTCGCGCTCCTTGAGGCTGATGCGCTGGTCGATGAAACCCTCCTCGGTCTTCAGGATTTCCTCGTTATAGGTCTTGTAGTCGTCCAATGCCTTCTGCCGCTCGGACTTTGCAAGGCTGGTGTTGTACATCTTGGCGTTGGCCTCCGCCATCTTTTTCTCAAGCTCCGCCCTGCGGATGTTCCACTTCGACTCCTCTATTTCGAGTTCCCTGCGCTGCCGGTTGATTTCCGCCTGCTCCTTTGCCGCATCACCTATGGTGCTCACCTTGTCCCGTATCTTGTCGGGCAGGGCGTCTACACCTGTGCCGAACTGCACGAAACTCTCGCCCAGCTCCTTCACGCCCTGCTTGACAGCGTCGAAATCAAAGGTGAACGCAGCCTTCAGTATCTTTCCCAGAGCCACACCCATGTCGCCGACAGCCTTAAGCCTGTTGACAAAATTGTCCTTTATCGCCTTGGCAAGGTCGCTGATTGCCTGCCTCGGGTCGTCGAATGCCTTGACAAGCCACTTGCCGACGGTGACGACAACCTCCTTGAGCTGTCCGAGTACGCCCTTGAAATATCCGGTCACCTGTGCAAGCCGCATCTGCCCCTCAACCGATGAGTTGAGCCACGTGCGCATAGCCTGCAATGCAAGCACTATCGCAGCCAGTGCAGCCCCGAACGGTGTTGCGATGAACGCCTTGGCCGCTGTGGTCATGCCCTGTATGCCGGTGACAGCCGCCTTAAGCCCCGCAGGCAGGTTGTTGATTATCTTGCTGTAGTTCTCGGTGCCGCCGAGCAGACGGACCATGACATCGGACAGGTCGCTGAACTTGCTGTCGAGCTTGTCGCCTGCCGCGAGGGTCTTCTCCATGTCATCAATGACTTCCTCAAAGCCGCGTGCCACACCTTCCAGCACTTCGCGTGCGTCGGTGTCGCCCATTGTGTCAAGCTGGTCCTTTATCTCCTGATACGCAGCCTTGAGCACCTCCAGCACCTGCGCATCACTCTCGACATCCTTCATCGCATCGAGCACGGAGTCCGACATGTTCTGCATGGCATCATCAGCCGCCTTTGCGGCCTCTTCAGCGCTCATGCCGATACTTTGGAACTGCTCCTGCAATGCCAGCCTCAGGGCGTCAAAGACCTCGTTGTGCGCCCCTGCATTGTCAACCATGCCGGATATGGCGTCGCTGATGACCTGCATTGCACCCTCCGCCACCTTCGCCGCCTGCTGCGCCGACATGCCGATAGACTGGAACTGCATCTGCAGGCGTGTCTTTACGGATTCGAGGCTCTGCGTGTCGGCTTCGCTCACAGCCTCCGCTATCGCATCGGTCATGGCATCCATTGCGGTTGACGTTGCCTGGCTTGCATCCTCCGCACTCATGCCTATCTCGCTGAACTGCCTTACAAGTTCGGTCTTGAGCGCCTCGGCCGCCTCAACCTGTGCCGTGGCATCGCTGATGGCTTCGGTTATGGAGGCGGTCAGACCGTCCATTGCAACCTGTGCGCTCTGGCTCGCCTCTTCGGCGGTGAGGCCTATCTCCTGAAACTGCTTTTCGAGGTTGGCGTATAAGACAGCAAAAGCCTCCGTTTTCGCGGAAGCCTCATCGACCGCCCCCAACATGGATCCGGTCATCGACTGCATCGCCTCATCAGCGGCGTGGCTTGCATCCTCCGCTGACATGCCCACCTTGCGGAACTGCGCCTCCAGCTCCCCGTTCAGCGCATTGAGCGACTGCGTCTGTGCTGCGGCTGTCTCTATCGCCCCGGTCACCGACTCGGACATGCTTGCCATGGCATCGTCGGCGGCTTTTGCCGCATCCTCCGCCGACATCCCTATGCCCTCCAGCTGTGCCTCAATCTCAGTCCTTAGTGTTCGAAAGCCTTCCGCCTCCACGGCCGCATTCTCGGCAACGCCTGAAACAGCATCGGACAAAGCCTTCATCGCCTCGTCCGCCGCCTTGCCTGCGTCCTCCGCAGACATCCCTATCTCTGCAAAATATTGCTCCAGCGCCGCCTTTGCCGCCGCTATCTGCTCGATGTCAATCTCCGCCGACCAGCTGAGTTTTCCGTCTGTAACTTCCATGGTTTGTTAGTTTTTATTCTTCAAGCACCGCCCCGCCTGCAAGCAGCACCGGCATCAGCTCGTCTGCGTTGTCGTCGGTCAGTGCGACGCGTTTTCCTTTGTTTGTCCTGTCCACCATCCGCGGCATGTCAATTATCATCATCTGCAGCTTGGCATAACTGATTCCATGCTCCACGAACTCCAGGCTCAATCCCAGCTCCTTGCATACACTCGCCCTCCGGCCAAGGGTGCTCCGCATCCCCGCTACTCTATACGCTCGGCCGGAGTTGTCGTTACGGACATCCTCATCAGACGTATAGAGACCGCAAAATCCGCCATGTTGGCGTTGGCAAACACTGATATCTCGTTGCATTGCGATGGTGTGAGGCTGTTGTACAGGAGCTCTGTCAGCCGTTTCAGCTCCTTCTCGTCACCGCCCTTGACGGCGTTGTATTTTTCACCGAGCACCATTATCGCAACCCCTTCCGCCATGTCCCTGCCTGAAGCATGGTAGGGCTTGTTCTGTGCCGCCTTGCCGGCTTCCGCCGCATCCATCCTCAGCCATACCTCACTCGCCCTGTCGAGGGTGTTGAGCGTGGCCTGCCTTATCACCAGCTCCTCGCTGTGCTGCTCGAGGATTTTCTTTTTCAAAAAACCCAGCAGCCCGTTCGGGCGTTTTTTCACCGAGTAGGTGACGGTGAACTTGTAGCCCTTGTCGAGGATTGTGCGCAACACCTTGCGCTGTGCCAGTATCTTGTCTATGTCTTTCTTCTCTTTTTCCATGCGTTATAAAGTTAAGGGGACGCCGTGACTGGCGCCCCCTCGGGTGGTTAGCGAGGAAGTTGGGTTACTCTGGTTTGGTGTATGTTTTCGATGCTACATCCGAATTGGTCATACCCTGCTTGATGCCTATTGCCTTGATGGTCGTTGTCGCCGTTACGGATATTGCAGTGGAGTATGCCGTGCTCTCGGCGGTAGGCGTGCTTCCGTCTGTGGTGTAGTAGATGGTTGCACCGTCTGTCGAACATGCGAGGGTCACGCTAAGTGTCACCCCGGCGCTTTGCTCCCATGATGCCGGGCTGAAGGTTGGTGTTGCAACCTTTTCCACAACCGGTGTGGTCATGAGCTTGAGGTAGCGAGGTGCCGCACTGGTGTTCTTAAGGACGGTGACCTTCATGTGCCATACCTGCGGGTCGCTCTGCTTGAAGCCACCCTTAGGGTAGGCGATAAGGCTTCCGCGTGGGATTTTGTGGATGAAACCTTTCTTTGGGGTGAATACAAACGCCTTTTCAATCGGTGACCATGCGTCAGGCGCAGCCCACTCGTTGTTGGTGGTGTCCGCTGTGCCGCCGCCTGTAGCCGCCATCTCGGAGACGTTAGGGTTGGCGATATCCCACTCATAGACGATTTTGCCGAATTTGCCGCTGAGGTCAATCGGGGAGTCGATTTCCTCCACGTTGAGTTCTGTGACATCCGGTTCGTCAGTGGTGAGTTCGAAGGAATCCAAAAGAGTATAGCCCATCTGCGTCAGCGTGGTCTGCATTCCGCCGCCCGCATCGACTTCGCCATACTCCACCTTGGCCAGGCCAAGGGATATTGTTCTGCTGTTGTCTGACATTTTCTATATGTTTTTTATCGTTTAACAATCGTATAACTTGATGCTCAAAAGGAAATTCGCATAATGCTGGTGGAGCGACGGCTCCTCGTACACATGCTGCGTGCAGCTCACCGTCCCTGTCGGCTCCGATATGAAGTCGATGGCCGCAATGTAGTCAAGCACGCATCGTGACAGCTCGGCAAGCCTTTCCTTGTCGGCGATATAGGCGTTCTTGTTTTTCTTTTTGTCGTCAACAAAAACATTGATATTGACATCGGCGCGCTGCCTGTTGCCAAACCCTCCGACGGCTATAGCCTTGACGGTTATGTCCTCGGATATGTTGGCGAGGTCGCGGTCGTAGTACACGCCGCCCCGAATTGGTATCGCACCGCTGGCAACCTTTGCCTTGAGCTGCTGCCACAGCATCTGCTCTATGTCCTCTATCGTCATCATTGTTTTCTCTTTTTAGGTTAGTTGTCCGAGAAGCTGTGGGACAAGCTCCTCTGCCTGTATTGTCGCGCTGCTCAACACGTCGTAGCCCTTTGACTGCACGTATGCCGCATACCGCATGCCGGCAACCAGTATGAGCACATATCCGCCGGAGTATGTCCGGGCAAGGTCTTCGGCGAAACGGCGTCCGTTGGACGCACCCTGTTCACCGCCTGCAATCGGCTCGAATCCCCCTGCCTGCACTATCTCGCCATCATCAGCCACAACGTAGCCGATGCTGCTTCGGAGGTTAGCCGTCCAGTCGATGTAGTTCGGCTGGTGTGGCGGAATGGAGCTTTTGACGGCTCCGTCCTCCTTCCAAAGGCTTTCAGGCGGATGCGGGAGGCTTTTTGCGGTGTTGACACACATTTCCCCGGCATAGCACAAAGTGTTGATGATTGGTGCCTTGAGTCTGCCTATCTGCCCATTGAGCGTCAGCCGGATGCTGTTGCGTGTGTGTTTCGCTCTGATGCCCATTATCTGACCTTTGCAATTATCCTGATTTCCGAGACAGCATCGAGGTGTTCCATGGAATCCACCACAAACACCCCGATGTCATTGCCCGACAAATCCGACAGCCTCACCTTGTCGGGCTTGGTGAAGCCTTGCGGCTGCTGCTCAATCAGTATCTGATAGCCTTCCGTCTCCAGCCTCTCGCCGTTGGCAAGCATCATCTGGCGGCTGTTATTGAGGATATACTGGCACGGCACCTTGGCACCGTAGGTTACGGTCTCATCCAGCGGATAGCCGCTGGTCGGGTCGTAGCCGCCGTCGGTCACAATGACCGGCTCGATGTTGCCGTTCTGGATAATCATAACCTTGAGCCTTTATATCCGTACTTTGTTATTGCCGCCGTCGCATCAGCCTCTTCGACCAATGTGTCAGCCTCGTTGCGGAGCTGCTGGCGCTGCTCGTCGGTGAACGAGTACGACTGGCCGCCCTGTGTGATGTTCGGGGCGGTGGAAAGCCAATAGAGCAGGTCGGCGCAGGCGAGCTTGTAGCCGCTGCCTGCCATAACCTGCTGTGTTGCGGTGCCGTCCAGCTGCAACCCATGCCGCACCGCAGTTGTCTCCAGCGTGCGGTACGGGATAGGGTAGGCATTGATGCCTCTAAGGGCTTCGAGTATTGTCATCGCCTGGTGGTCTAAGTGTTGGCAGCCTGTGTGATTGACACTTCTGCAGTGTTGCCTTCGGTGTCGGTGATGGTCAGTGTGGTGGTACGCTCAGGAGCGCTGGATGCGCTGTTGGCGCTAACCTTGACGGTCACGACATTGCCGCTGGTCGACAGGGTCACCCATGTTGCTGCAGCAGGCACTGCCGCTGTGAACGGATAGTCGCTGTGGACGGTCACTTTCTTGCCGGTGGTGTTGGCAGCCTTGGTGAACTCAAGTGATGTCACGTCGGTTGAGATTACACCTGTGCCGTCGGCATGGAGTATGTAGATGCTGTCAACGCCGTCGATGACAGGCAGACAGAGTGCCTGGCCTGCTGTGAACTCCTCGAGCGGGTCGGTCTTGGAGTACTTGGATATCAGGGTGTGTGTGCCGAGCTTCTGATAAAGCACTTCTGTCACCGGGTTGGTCTCCTCTGCCAGTGTGCCATAGACCAGACGGCCTACAACAGCATCGGGCACGCCGATGATGTTGGCTTCAGCCCACGGTGTGACGCTCATGTATGTGCCGTCGCGCTTCTCCACGCGGAACGAGTTGCTGACAATACGGAATTCTGCCCCGAACTCGTCAGACAAGGCGTCAAGCATGGACTGGCGGCTTGGCTGTGAGAGCAGGTCGGTGGACTGGTATATCTGGCCCTTGAAGTCAGCGACGAGTTTCTTGCCGGCCACGCTGGAGCGTATGTAATTGAAGTACTTCTTGCTGATATAGACGTAATTGATGGCGTTGCTGTCGGATGCAGCCTTCTCGAACATCTGCTCGAGGTCGTCGATCGGGTTGTAGCCGGTCTCGCCCCATGGGGCGGTGATGGCATGGAAGGTATTCTCATCCTTGTAGCCGAAATTGACACGGATGCCTGTGCCGGTGTTGGCCTCGTCATCCTCAACGAGGGTTATGCCGGTAGAGAAGCCCTCCTCGAACATGATTTCCTTGCGCACGTCAAGTGATTTCTCGACTTTTGGTGTGTCATCGAAAATCTTTGATACGATGGTGGCCTCGTCGACGCCGCGCGCACGCATCACGTTGATGTCCGATATGTCCTTTTCGCTCTTTCGGTATTTGACGCCCAATTTTGGCAGTGTGCCCGTTGCATTGCTGAACGAGCCACGGCTCTTGAGCGGCAGTGGTGAGTCGAGTGCGACCACGTCAGCCGCAACGACCGAATGTTTGAGTTCTGTAGAGCCCCATGTCAGGTCAGGAGAATACTCCTCGGTAAGCATTGACTTATGGAGCATGGTCGGCTCCGTCTTGCTTCCGTTAATGGTTTCGTTTATCTTTCCTACGACCGCCTTGAAATATTTTTCAACGAGGTCCAAAAATAAAGTCGCATTCATGGTTTGTTGTCTCCTTTCTTATGGTTAGTACAGGAATTGGATTAGCGGCAGGCCTGCCTTGATGGTTTCGGTCACCGGGTAGGGGCTTGCAGCCGCGTTAATCTGTCCGCTGGTAACAATAGCGGCTCTCGGGTCGCTAACCGGGATGGATGTCTTGAGCACACCCACCCATTCGTCTCCGCCGTCCTTGCTGTCGTAGGCAAGCGGCGTGCCTGTCAGTCCGAGCGGCTTGTAGACGCCCGTAGCGGTTGTCTTGACGATGATATGACCTGCCTCGAGGACTTTGATGTCCGATGGCAAGCCGCTGACGTCAAGTGTGCATCCTCCCGGAAGACCTGTAACCGCATTGATGACTACAATGCAGTCCTTGCCGGTGCTTACGAGGGTGCTTTCTCTATTCAAGTTTGCTGTTGGCATGGTTTTGTTGTTTTTTGTTGTTAGACTTAGATTGGGAGGTGGCTCATGACGGCTTCAATCTCCTCTTTGGAGGCCTCCTGCTTTGTCGCAGCGCCTCCAACGGTTCCGCCCGCCACCGTCGGTCTGCCGAACACAGCCCCTTTGACGCCCTGCATCTTCTGGATTTCGCCGACCTCACCCTGTATCTCAGTGAGCAGTGTGTCGAACTCATCGTCCTTGAGGTCCTTGAGGTTGATTCGCTCGTAGCCTTTCCTCATAATCTCGGACAATGGCGCAATGGCTTCGTTAAGTTTCTGTTTGCGGCTCTTGGCGAGTTCCGCCCCCTGCATGACGCTGACGGTGTTGGAGAGTGTCTCCACACTTTTCATCAGTGTCTTTGCCCATGCGGGCGTGTCCTCGGGTAATGGTGCAGTCTCTGTGTCCTGCTGTCTTGGCTGGCTCTCCACAGGCTTGCCGTCCCTGATGTTGTGCTTCTTCTCGTAGTTGAGCACGGCTGTCTTGGTGGCGTCTGTGGCACGGCTGTCGCCGTAGCTGTCCAACACTTGCTGGAAGGTCACCCCGTCAACGGCGGTCTGAACATCCTCCTGCATTGTGACAGTCTTTGCAATGTTCACTGCAATCCTGTCCAAAATCTTTTCGCTGACCCCCTGATATTTGGCTTTCAGCGCATTTAATATTTCGTCCTTAAACATGTTTGTTGGGTTTTGGTTTTAGTGGAAAAAGTACCAGAACACCTTGTGGTGTCCGTCCTCCATGTCGTCATCGTGGAACCACCAGGCTCTTGCAACCTTGAGAAGTTCCGGCCTTGGCACTTCGGATTTGGCGGTGTCATGGATGAAGGCGTTGGCTGCAACGTAGGCGTCCCAATAACACTTTTCTGCCTTTTCGTTGTCCATGCCGTTAAGCAGGACTTGCGCCTCCTCCGGAGTGACAGCCTCGCCTGTGACCACTCTCTTGGATGCGTCCTTGTGCCACATCTCCGAGACGGTCTTTCTGGCGAGCGCCTCGTTAAAGTGCCTGCCGTTCAATGCGACATATTCGTCACGGAGGAACTTCTCGGCTTTGTCCGGGTGTGCCTTTGCCATGTCGTCAACAAGCGCGCACACCCTTTTGACCGACTCCAGCATCACAGTCTCGTCACCCGATGAGCTGGTCACTATGTCGTAATAGTTGAGTTTCACTCTCATTGCTTCACCTCGTATCTTTCTTCGGCCTTGACGGGCAGGTTGCGCTTGAGAAGGTTGCGCAGCTGCTCAAGGTCGCTTTTCTCGATTTCGATCGTGTCGAACAGTGTGATACTGCCGGTCTTCTTCGCCTCCGCCATTGCCGAATCGGCAATTTTTGCGGCATATTCGGGGATGTCGGCATCCTCAATGCCGAGTTTTGCGACACCGTTGCGGATTAACGGCGCAAGCATGATTTCCGTTGCCGGCACTGCCAGAAACGAAAGGTCGTTGACGATGGAGTAATTGGAGGCAACGGGAAAATACTTCTTGACCCACTCGTTGGCCGCAACCACACCGTCGTTCCTGCTGATGACATTTGCGATGACCTTGTCGGCCATCGGCTTGACCCATGTGACCAGCACGGCGGTCAGTATCTCACTGTTCGTGTGCATTATCCGTTGGATTGGGTGTTAGTGCTGCCTGACTGGGTCGCAGGCACCGGATCGATTGATGCGATTGGGACAACGAATTTGGTGATGTCGCCAAGCTGCTGCTGTATGGTTGCGATGTTCTGCTGCTGCATTGCGTTCCATGCGTTCTGCATTCCGAACTGCTTCTGGATGTCGAGGTTTGTCTTGTCGGTGTAGCCCTTTGCCTCGAGCAGCGCATTCTTGGTTTTCTCGTCGTTAATCTGCTGGAAGAGGCTCATCTCATAGCGTGTGACAGGACGGTCGCCGTCATTTTGTGGCGGACGGTTGCCGCCGCCGAGCTGTCCCAACAGGCCGCCGCCCATTGTCAATGCTCCGGCAGCCCCTATTGCAGCCAGTACGGTGTTGATTGTGCCCTGGCTCTGGGAGGTTACGTTTTGCTCGCCTTCTGATGTCTTGATTTTCATGGTTTGTGTGTTTTAGGTTTAACAGTTTCTATCGGCTGCAAAGATAATTTGTTTTTCATTTCACGCAACAATTTCTTGAAAATAATTTGAAAATCAAATTTTTGAATTTTTTTAAGGAAAAATTTATTATTATTAATCGCCAACGCCGACGTCGTTTTTTCTTCTTCTTTTTCTTCTTCTACTCCTTCTCCTATATCCTATATCCTATATCCTATATCCTTTATCCGTGCAAATTTGATTTGTTCCGGGTTTGATTGCGTTTTGATTTTGATTTGTTTCAACTTTGATTGTATTTTGATTCGGTTTTGATTGCGTTTTGTTTTGAGTTTGATTTTGGAGCAACATAAAAAAAGCACCCTTGCAAGGGTGCTTTCATTCAGTTGTCGGGTGATTTTTACTGCTCCGTGTCTGTGTATTTCGGATTGTCCCGAAGGAAATACGGCACCGACTTGGCGTGCGCTATCCGGTTCTCGTTGTCATCGAGCCATTGCTTGAAGTTGTCCGGCACGTCATCAACCCTGTTGACACTGTCGGTCGTCGGCTTCTTGCCGTCAAGCAGGGTTTGGTTTTCCTGCATAAGTTCCTTCTCGGTCTTGAGTATGGTTATGGCCTGACATCGGCAATGCGGATGCCACCCCACAAACTTGAAATCTTTGGGGTAGCGTCCCTGCAGGTCGTCGCAGATGTCATGGAAGTCGTGCGCCTTGCCGTCACGCCCGAGACAGGTGTGGTTGCCTGACAGCCGTATCTCGATGCCGACAACAAAGTCCAGCTGCTGCCACCGCTCGTAATCGGCGGAGTGGTACGCCATGTTGGTCTCGGTGACGGTGAGCCTGCGTGCGTTCCTGTAACTACTCCGGTAGACGCCCTGTCCCGGATGGTATGCCGCCGCACGCTGGGAAAGGTGGAGCATGCCGTGCTCGTCCCTCACCCTGCGGAAGAGCATGTCCGGATGCTGGAGGAACTGCTGCAGCTGGCGTGCCATCGATGCGGCGTCCAGCCCGCTGCGGAGTCCGATGTCAAGGCCGAGCTCTATCTCAGCCTTGAACTGGTCGGTGTACCTCCATACACGCTCCGACAAATCCAATCCCTGCACCTTTCGCTGCAGGAACGCCTCACGCGCATCGTCGTTGCTGGAGAAATAGCGGCGGTATTGCGCCTGTGTCAGCCTACCGACGTTGTCGCCGAAGACACGCCGTGCAAGTTCGCTGTTCTTGTTGTTGGCCAGCGTCCACTCCGAGTTGACACCGTTGACAATGACAGCCTCCAGCCCTTCGGCGAGACTGTCGGTTATCCTCCGCATCCTTTCGGTGGTCATCGGGTAGTCGGCGAAGGCGAAGATGCCGTCGGGGTCGAAGTCCACAGCCACTCCCAGCCGCGCAACCTCCCTGACGGCTTCGGCATACAGCGCCGCCACCTTCTTCTGGTACTGTGTCAGGTGCGCCTGATGCACACGGTTGTAGTTGGTCGGTCGGGTCATTATACTGTGAGTTCAAAGGCGTCCGCCTGGTTATCCTCCATTATCTCCCTCATGGTCTGGTCAACGTCGCTGGAGTGTCCGTACTCCTCGATGCTCTCACGCTGCGACATGATTGGCTTGCCTCCATTGGCGGTGGTGAGGTTTTTGATTGTCTCGCTCTCGTCGTTGACGCTGAATGGCGTGATGACTGTCTCCACCTGCAGTGCGTCGATGTCCTTATGGTAGGATTCCGGCAGTGCAGCCTTCATGAACGCCTTGACCACGTTGGTTTCGCGGTCGTAGAACTCCTGCAGCCTGCCGCTCTCGTCCTTGACCTTCATCTGTGCGTCGATAAACAGCTGCTTGCGGCTCTCCCCCGAGAGGGCCATCTGTGACATCTTCTCGTAGTTCCAGTCCGGCAGCTGCAGCTGTGTGAAGAAGCTCTGCCTGAGCTCGCTTATGTAGAATTTGAGGTTTTCCACAGCCTGCTCCCATGTCACGTAGGATGCGTTTGAGCCTTTGGGGAACTGCAGGATTGAGCGCGCCTCCTCAGTCTCGCTCTTTTCGTTGCCGTAGTCTATGGTCTGGTCCGCAAACACGACAAACAGCGGCTTGGAGTTCTTGCGCAGGTAGTTGCCGTTGCGTGACATCGCCCACTCCATCTCATACACGATCTTGGAGGTATCCTCCCATATCGGAGTCGGCCGCCACATGTATATTGCAGGGATTTTGCCGAGGGTTATCTCCTCGTCCTTTTCAATCACCCAGCCGCCGTTGCCGCCGCTGAACTTGTAGTGGTGGTCGGCGGTGTATGTGTCGAAGTAGTTGATTCTCTTCGAGCCGACCTTGCGTGTGTAGCCCACACTCATCGCCGTCATGTCGCCGTATTCGTCAAATAGCGGGTAGAGGTCGTCACCCTGCATCGGAGAGAATGAGCGGCAGCGGATTTTCAGAGGCGAGTCAAAGCCGTAGTAATTATTCGGGTCTTCCACCGCATACCATAGCGTCATAACCTCGCAGGAGGCGAACAGCATCGTGTTGCGGTCGATATTGACGCTGTCGATGCGGTTGCGCTGGTAGATTCTCTCCATATAGTCGGCTATCTCCTTCTGGCGGTCGTTCTCGGGACGGTAGATCCTTTTCGGCGGGATTCCGTTGCAGAGCTCCGTCATTCTTTTGACAGCGAGACGCTGCAGGTCGTATGTGACACGTGTCACCAGCTCCAGCTGTCCGTCATCGACAATGTCGGGGTATATGGCCTTGTCCATTACCGGATGCTGTTCGGGGTAGTACTGGGCTGCAAGCCCTTTCCGCCCGCCCCATGCGGGCACTATCACCGACTTGGCTTTCAGGTCGGCGATTATCTCTGTTATGTTGCGAGTGTCGGTCGCAATGATTTCCTTGATTGTTAGCATAGTGTGTGTTTTTATGTTATCAATATACTTTTCTTGCGATTCTTGCCTTGTCAATCGGCTTGAACGGGTTGGCGATGTGGTAGTCTATCGCATAGCACAGCAGGTCGACAAACTCGTCATGGGGCTTGGCCGGGAAGCCGCAGACCTCATCGACAAAAGCCTCGTTCCACGCCCCGTCAACAAGTATTACACGCCCTCCCTCCACCGTCGGCGATGCGGCGTTGAGTCTCGTCTCCTTGCTGTCCTGCGGGCTTGGCGTCTTTACAATGTTGAGCCCTGTCACCTCCTTCAGCTGGTCAACGACGCTGATGCCGTTAGCCTTCGGCTCGATGCGTATGGTTGAGCGTGAGGTGTAGCCGTTCTCCGCAGCATACTCCGGGATGAAGCGTATGAGGTCGGGGAACTTCATCTGTATCTTTTTGGCGTGCGTGATATACATGTCGTTGCCTATCTTGCAGGTCGCAATGATGCCGGAAGGGTCGTTCTCCGTCTTGTCAGTGTATGCCGTGTCAATGAAGAAGACAATCGGCTCGCCGTTATGGATCCGGTCGAAGTCAGCCGCCTTGATATGTCCGAACCACTCCCTCTTGACGATGTTGCCGCCTGCAATCGACGGACGCTGCTGGTACAGCGCCGCAAAGGTGCGCGGGCTGCGTTCCTCCACCTCGAGCAGACTCTCAAGGCTGTGCATGTCCTCCCACAACGCCTCCCCCATCTGCCGCGGGTCCTCCGCCAGCATGTCATCCTCCTTGATTGCCGGTATGCGTATGACGGTCCACTTGTCCGGCTCCCTCTCCAGCAGCCTGCCTGCGAGGTCGTCCTCGTGCCATCGTGTCATGATGAGCAGCTGCTTGGAGCTGTTGTGCAGACGAGTAAGGAACACATCCGTGTACCAGTTCCATATCCTCTCCCTCACGGTCGGCGAGTATGCCTGCATCGCATCCTTGACAGGGTCGTCGATAATGCCGATGTCGGCTGGTGTGCCTGTCAGCGAGCCACCCACGCCCACCGCCTTGTAGAAGCCGCCGAAGCCCACCGTCTCGAACATGTTTATCTTCCGCACCCAGCCCTTCTTGTTGTCAATGGGCGCCGCCTGCCCGCTGATGACGGTGTCGGGGAACACTTCGGCATATTCGGGGCTGTCGATTGTGCGCTGTATGGAACGGCTGAACTGCAGGGCGAGGTCGGCGCTGTAGGAGCTGCCCACGATTTTCAGCCTTGGATTGGTCCCGAGCACCCATGCGGGGAATTTACGGGATATAATCTCACTCTTGCCGTGCTGCGGCGGCACGAACAGCATGAGACGCTCGGTACCGAGCGTGCCCTCATAGAGCTGCTGGCAGCGGTCGGCTATGAGCGTGTGGAACCATTGGCGCTGATACGAGCGTGACATGTAGCTGAGGAATGCCGGGAACCTTGCCCCCGCAACCCTGGCCGCCATTGCACGCATCCGCTCCATTGCCTTGATGTCCGCCATCTCATGCCTGGTCGATGATGTCCTTGAGCCTTGCGGCCTCCTCTTTCAGCTCTTCGGCGGTCATGCCGTAGTAGTTGGTTCTCATGGCGATATTGCCGCGCACGTCGTATGTCTCGACATAGCCGCGTGCCTTGCCTTTGGTCTTGAGGTAGAATATTGTCGCTGTCGTGTTGCCATCCTTGATTTGTCTCTTGAGGCATGACTCTGCGAAGTCGAGGTTAAGCTCTGCCACGGTGTCGACAGCCTCGGCAAAGACCGGGTCAGCCTTGAGCCAGTTGTAGTACGTGTTGCGGTCTATGTTCGCCGCCTTGCAGCTCTCGCTGATGTTGCCGAGAGTGGACTCCAGTTTGGCGAGGAATGTCCTCTTTTTAATGCTGCGTAATTTTGCGGAACTCATGGTCTTGTGTGTTATGTGTTATACAAATGATGTTATGTTGTCAAAGTATGACTTGTAGAACTCGTAAATCTCGCGCCCGATTGTGATGCAGCCGTTCTCGGTGCGCGGGTTGGTGTTGATGTTTGCGCTGGTTTCGATGCCGAAGGCGAACTTTTCGCCAACTCCCGCATAAATCTTGGAATGGTTGCGGAAGACAGCGATGCGTCCGCACTTGTGACGCTGGAACAAGTCCTGCAGCATCCTCCATTCGACCTTGTACGATGTCGGGAAGATTTCGCCGACATAGGCGTCAAGTTTCCTTATGCGCCCTTGGTCGAGCCAGTTGTCGAACTGGAGGATGTCCTCTGCTGCCATGCACCACGTGGAAAACAGGCAGTGGTCGAGGTTCTGGATACGGAGCACGCATTTTAGGTACGAGAGGCTGTCAACGTCGCCTGCTGTGATGACGTGGACGCTGTGTCCGTCCTTGAGCTCCTTCGGAATGATGTCGAGCAGTGACAGCTCCGAGAAGGCGCGGCGGTAGAGGTAGCGTTCCGAGAGTTCGACACACGCTGCCGTCCTGCGCTTGCTTTTTTTGCTCGCTATGGCGTTGTCGGATTCCACCGCTATTGTGCTGTCCTTGCCGCCCTCGCCCACATCGTCGAGGAAACTGAAGTCGTAGTCGTCGGTCATGGCTCATCGGTTTTGGTGAGTAGCTTGGCCTTCTGTCCTGTGAATTGCTCCCAGCGTGCGATGATGACGTCGCAGTAGTGCGGGTCGAGTTCCATCACGCGGGCTTTCCTCTGGAGCTGCTCGCAGGCCATCAGCGTGGAGCCGCTGCCTCCGAAGAGGTCGAGGACGATGTGTCCCTTGGCGGTGCTGTTCTTGATGCCGATGCCAGCGAGGGCTATCGGCTTCTGGGTTGGGTGTACGTAGTCGCAGAACGCATCGCGCTTGACCTGCCACACCGAGCGTCCCTCGTGGAGGTGGAGCAGGATGTCCTGCATGGTGTCCTTGGTCATCTTGCGGATGTCGGTTCTGTTCATGGCGATGAATGTCTTCTGGGAGCGGTCGCCGTACCACGACGAGTTCACTCCTTGGTGGCATCCGTAGAGGCAGGATTCGTGTCCCCAGTGGTAGTCCGAGTGTCCGAGTACCATGCCCTTGTCCCAGAAGTGTCCGAGTACCATGCCCTTGTCCCAGATGAGTTCCTGCTTCACGCGGAGGCCGTTGACGTTGATGGCGGTCTCGAACTGGATGTGGTTCACGCTGGCGAACCAGATGTAGAATGCCCCCCCCCGTTTGAGGTGTTCGGCGATGTTCTGGAAGGCGGCCTTGAGGAACTGGTAGAGCTTGTCGCCCCGTAAGTCGTCGTTCTCGATCATCTTCCACTCTTTTCCGTTGGGGTTGTTCGTGCCGACGTAGCTCACGCCGTAGGGAGGGTCTGTGAAGACCATGTCCGCCTGCTGGCCGTCCATCAGTCTGGCCACGTCGTCTGGGTTGGTGGAGTCTCCGCACATGAGGACGTGGTTTCCGAGCTGGAAGATGTCGCCTGCCTTGGAGACTGGAGGGATGTCCGCCGTCTCCTCGTTGAAGTCGTCTTCCTGTGTCTCTGGTTCCTTATGCTCATCGTTGATGTCCTGCCACACGTCCACGCACCACTCGTCGAGGAAGTCGGCATCCCATTCGTTGGCCAGCAGGTCGTAGTCCCATTCGCCGTAGGCTGCGTTGTCCTTTATCGTGTAGGCCTTGAGCTGCTCCACGGTGGTGTCCTCCGGGATGACCTTGCATGGCGCCTCGCTGTGTCCGAGGTCTTTCATTGCCGCAAGCCGCATATTGCCGCCGATGACAACATACCTGCCCTTGTGCGGATAGACCAGCAGCTCGCGGAGGTACAGCATCTCCGGATTGTCCTCTATGCTCTTCTTGAGTTTCTTGAAATGCTCATCACGGATGAGGCGCGGGTTCTTGGGCAGCCCTTCGATTTGTCCCTTGTTGGGGTCAATCTGCCCGATGGGTATCATCTGCGTCTGTATCATGGCTGTTCGTCTTTACAGCCGCAAAAATAACCAAAAACTTTAAAACATGAAATTATTTCGCAAAATCAGCCCGAAATTTCGCAAAAACACAAAAAAAGGCTCGGAAAAAGTCCAAACCGAGCCCCAAAAATGAAATCACAAAAAAATGAAACACGAATAACAGTTATGACAAAGAAAAAACTTTCCACTCAAAAGACGGCGCAAAGATAATGGAATTTTCAATTAATCCAATCCTGATTATATTTCCTCACACTCTGAAAACTCCTTGTCTTTGAAAAGCGAGGCCAAACCGCTGATTTGCTTCAGACGGAGCACTTCATCTGCGTCCATGCCGAGATTCTTCAATATCCATGCGTCGCTCATGCCCGACTTCGTGAGTTCGGCCACGATGTTGCTCATGAGTTCGATGGAATGTGCGCCACGGGCGCGGTTGTGCCGGATGGTCGAAGCCATGCGGTTGCTCAAAGGCTTGTCGATGGTGACGACAGGCATCATGCCGCCTTCGCGGTCGCGGATGCGCTTGCTGGTCAGCATGACCGTGTAGCGGTGGAAGCCATCCACAATCTCGTAGGTGTCTGATTCCGGGATATAGTAGCACACAATCGGCATGGTGTAGCCATCCTCCCATATCGACAGCTCCAGCAGCTTCATTTCGGGCGGTGCCACGGCGTTGGGGTTGTAGCTGTTGGCCCGTATCTTCTCAATGGGCACGGCTTTTACATTGTAAACGGGTGATATCATAGCAGGTTTTGGTATTTTTCGATGATGTTCTTTCGGCGGGTCATCTCCTCCTTGGTCTGGGAGAAACCCATATACTTGCATAAGTGGTCATTCTTCATGATGCAGATGCACATCCGCTTGAAGGTGGGGATTTCCTTGAACTCCGATATGTCTATGTCGTCAAGGTATTCCATGCGCACCGGATTTTTGTCGGTGGCATAGTTGGTGGTGGCTTGCACCTCCATCTTCACGCCAGCGGCACGGAGTTTGGCGATGGTGGCCTCCGACAGGCAGCCGCCACGCTCACGCCAAAAGCGGATAGAGGTTTCGAGCTTGGCGAGATAGCCCGCCTTGGTCTTCGGCGGCAAGGTGTCAAGCAGGAAGTACATGTATTGCTCCCACGTGTAATCCTTCGGCTTGGTGATGCTCTTCCATCCCATGGCCGTGGTGCCGCCATAGATGCCGGTGAAGTTCACGCCGTTCACACGGCTCACCAACTTTCCCCAGGTGTGCGGCTCAATCACCCGGTACAGCTTCAGCGACTCCTGTCCCTCGCTGATGAACGGCGAGGCCACGCGCATTTGGTCGATATTCACGCCGGCCATGTAATAGAGGTCGTAGAGGTGGTTGTACCGCCAACCATTCTTCGCGTTGGCAATCCAAACATCCTCGGTCGTGAAGTCGTAGATGGGATAGGCGTTCACCACGCCGTTTTCCATGTCCTTTGTCCATCGCCAGCCGTCGTAGTTCTTATAGTTGCGGTCGCTGAAGATGGCACGCCAGCGGTTCAGGCTCTCCTGAGTCCTGATGCCGACCATGCAGCACACAGGGCATCGTTTCTCCTTGGCCAACCATGCGCCGAAGGCGACTTGGAAATCATAGTCCCACATATTCGAGCGCAGGAAAGGGAAGCTGATGTAAGAGCCTTGTGGCCTTTCACGCACCCAGATTCCCCGCTTCGTTGGGTCCCATGGCCGCCAATACGACTGGAACATGCTCGTGCATGTCGTCACCTTGAACGGCACACACACATGGTAGATGTCGGCCACGTCGGCGAACGATTTCAGCGTTTCGGCCACATATTCCGTGGTCATCTCGTACTGGCACTCGTAGTCCATGTGGAATATGCCGAAGCGCCTGTCACGCCTCCTGGCTTCGGAGGCCACCATGTTCAGCAACACGCCGCTGTCCTTACCGCCCGAAAACGACACATAGACGTAACCGAAGGCATCAAACACCTTTGAAATCCTTATCTGTGCGGCCTCATAGACATTCATACACTTCCTCCTTTGTTTTGCCTTTGAAATACTCAGTCATCGACACTTTCTTGGCAATGTTGCGGTCGATGAGGCCTTCCAGTTTCACGTTGCCGGTCAGGTCATAATATTTGCAGTCGTACTCCTGTCCGGTGCGGAACGTGCGCCGTCCGCTCTGGATTCGCAGGGCCAAGTCCCAAATTTTGTCAAAATAGATGGTGTTGTGGTACTGCTGAAGGTTGAGTCCGAAGCTCTCCTTCTGATACGACAACACCGCCGCTTTCGGGTACCGCTTCCGGCAAGCCTCCTGGCTGTCGATGTACTTGCAGAAGATGATAGTCTCATCCTCCGGCACACGTTCCAGGATAAGGTCAACCGTATCGAACTTGTCCGGTGAACAGCAGTAGCAGTGTTGCATCTTCTGTGTCATCTCCAGGAAGATGTTGTTATTGCGGAACTCCAGCAGCTCATCTGACAGAAACTGGTCTTTAAGCCACTCGTATTGTTCACGCTCCTCCTCGGTAATGCTGTAGCACCAGTCCGAATAGTTCTGTCTGATGTTCAGGTGCAGGTCGCATTCGTACACATAATGTCGGATAAGGCTGTAAAGGTAGTCAACATTCTCGTAGCCGGTGATGAACTCGCGGCTGTAGGTCTTCCAGCTGCCTATCCGCTTCTTTATAGTGGTGTAGCGGCAGAAGGTGTTTTTGAATTTTGTCAAGCTCATATTGAGTATCTTCGGCGAAAGAAACTCCATTTGGCTCCACAAGTCCAGCAAGTTGCGGCTCAATGGGGTGCCGTTGAGGATGAGTTTGTATTGGCACAACTCGCCGAGGTCAAGCAGTCTCTTGGTGCGTTTGGCATCGGCGTTCTTGATTTTCAGGCTCTCGTCCACCACCACAAAAGGTGTCTTTGCTTCCAATATCCTTTGTCGCAGCTCCAGATAAATGCGGTCGCTTCCGCCGATACTCTCAACGCCGTAATACACGGCTGGAGCATGGAAGCCACCCCATTTGGCCACCTCGTCCATCACGGACGGGATGCCGTTCTCGGTGCGAATCGTCCGCAATGGCCCAATCCACACAACGAGGTCGATATCCGGCACCTCGTTCACGAGCTCGCAGGCCACGCGGGTCTTCCCCGTCCCCGGCTCCATGAAAAGCGCCCCCACCTTCCATTCCTGCAAGTGCGCTTTCGCTTCTATCTGGTGCTGCAGCAGTTTCATTTATTCGTTTTTCTTAGTTCTTCGATGATATTCTCGCAATCCTTCACACTCATACCTTCAGGACTTCTGTAATTCACGTTCAATAGCCGCTACTTCATCCATATAGTTGTGTCTCATTTCTTTAATTCCTTAATAATGTTATTTGGTAATGTATCTTTTTTTTCAGGTATATAATGTTCAATATGATATTCCGGGAGGCGGTTGCCGGCTTCGTCGAACCAGGCTTGTTTTTTTGCCGAATACTGGATGTCTTTCTTTTCCAGAAGCCAGGCGGCTATCCACCAGGCATCGGATTTCGACACTTCGTAATCGCGGCCAAACACCTGACTCACCGGGATAATGTCACTGCTTCCATCAAATGATGTAGCCTTATATGCTTTTTCAGAAATACGTGTGAGGCTGGAAAGCCTCACACTGTAACATAGGGTTCTCATTCTGCTATAATGTAAAATACATAACGTTCAACATCTGAGCACCACATAATATGGTTGTTATCATAATCATCACCCGGTGTATAACGGATGTATGTTTGGTCGCCTGTTTCGCCATTAAGAAGCTCCAATTGTTCCTTTCTGCATTTTATTTGTTGGGGTGACATCCATGACTCCCAATCTTCAGTGCGATTCTGATGTCCCTTCTCGTCAGGATAGCAGTCTTCTTTTAAATGGCGGTAGTATTCCCATTGTGAAATCAAGTCACCGACAACGAACTCATCAGTGCCGTCTTGACCGGCATATCCAAAATAAAAAGTCTGAATTTTTTTGCCCTTCAACTCGTGGGCAGCGTCGATGGTTAATAAGTTGGCCTCTTTGCGGGCAACTATGTCTCTCATTTCTTGTAGAGTCTTCATGTTTTGTTTGCCGGTGTTATCTATCCTGTTGGCTCATCAGTTTTAATTATTAATTAATTATTTCATTGCAAAATTAATCATTTTTTTTTAAATAATTAGGATTTTTACGAAAATATTTTCTTAAAAAATGTTAATAAAATTGCAAATACGAGTTTACCTCACGCATAAAGTCACCGATGCTCCGGCAGATGACATACCTGCAGCCCTGCGCCTCGACAGCCTCCTGCCACGCCTTCTGTGACGGCTGCTGCCTGCCGTCGGGTGTCTTCATCTCGATACACAGCGCATGGAAGCCTTTGGACGGGACAAGCAGGATAAGGTCGGCGACTCCGGCGGTGACACCCTCAGCCTTCATGATAGCCGCCTCTGTTTTGCCCCGCCTGCCGCCGTTGGGGACCGCAAAAAGGTTAAGGGCGAGGCGTGGGTATTGCAGCCGGAACCACATCACGCACGCCTTCTGGATTGCGCTCTCATTGTGCCTCATGCTGCCGTTTGTATTCGCTGATGCACTCCGTCAGCACCGGCTCGCATATTGACCACACGACGTTTCTCAGGGCGGTTGGCAGCTCCGACTTGTGGTTGAGCAGGCGGATGTACATGCCTGTCATCACCTTCGGGTCTTCGGCTTTCATCTCACGCAGCCTGAGTGTCGGGTTGCGCTTTGGCCGGCCTCCCAGCCGCATCACAATATTGTCGTATTTGCCGAACCAGTCCCTGATGGCTGCCGCCAGCTTCCGCTGGAAGGAGTCTGAGCGGATCAGATCTCCGAGTGTCGTCTCTTTTTTCTCTTCCATAGTTATTTCTTTATCATGTCCAGATATCCGTCCTCCTGCAAGTCTGACATGTAAATCATATCTGATATGCGAAAAACCTCATAGTCAACAAATCTGCTAAAAATCTTACTTCCAGGGTACTCCAGCATCAGGTTATTATGTATGAGGTTACAGACGGCCTTGCAAATGTTCACATAGTAATCCTTGTTCCCAAATTTAGGCGATGTATCCACCTGTACAAGCATCGAATCATACTGCATAAGCGGTGATGCCGCATCTTCTTCTTCCATAATGTATGACACTACGGCTATTTTTACAATCTTCTTTTTCATAGTTCTACTTATATTTGGTTTATGTTTTTTTAAAAGTTTATTGAACAAGTAATTGTTATTTCTATTGCACGGTTATGTTCATCAACAGCATTTGTTTCTGTTTTGATGATAATCTGTTGGAAATCTCCGTGTTCATCCATCATCTGGCTTGCAAGTTCATTGAACTTGTGTTTGTATTCTTCTATCGTCATGGATGTTTAAATTTAAGGTTGTTTTTTTGTAGGAAATTTTCAAGTTCATTAATGCTTCTCGCACCGAAGTTACGCATCCACAGGAGGTCCTTCTTGGTGTATTTAAGGATGTCCTTGACGGTCACGCAGTTGGCAAATTTCAGACAATTCTTCAGTCGGACGGATATGTTGATGTCGTCAATAGGCATGTCTAATAACGGATTGCATTCCGTTTCTCCTTTCAACCGAAACTTTGGGAACGGCAGATAATACCTGTATCGTTGTTTGGACAAGTCGTGCTTGCACTTCATGCGATATACATCGCGTTCATATTGCTCGTCAACTTTCATTTCTCACCTCCTTTCTCCAATCATTCAATTTCCGTTATTTCTTTTTCAACTTCTTGAAGTCTTATGTCTATTGCATGTTCAACAAGTTCAAGTAGTCTGTCATCGGAAGAAACTACATCCCAGCAGTCGTCTGGCGTGGAGTGAAATTGCACTCTAATACTACGTTCTTTATTATCTTTTTTCAGATTATTTTTCATGCCGAGAAGTTTATCCCTAATTGATGAAAGGCTTACTACATAATCTAAATGTTCAATTTTCATTCATCACCTCCTTTCAAAGCCCAATTATAGAACTCTTCCTCGCAACATCTGTCATCTTGTTCAGCATTACAAAAATCCTTTGCTGGGCAATTAACACACTCCCAATCTCGTATCATAAAGAAGTCTCTAAATTGTTTTGGTGTTATAGACTTCATCCATTTAGTTATATTATTCATTTTTTGTCCTCCCAATATAATTTAAAGTTTTCGTTTATGCAACCCATAGGCAATACCCAAGATACAACAGCAGGCAGTAAAATGTCTTGTGATGCAAGATACCTGTGGCAAGTGTCTTTCTTAGGGCAAATCGTTATTGGATATGTCGTTCTGTCTTCTCCGCAACAGTGTGCGATATCATGATTCATCTCTTTTCCTCCTTTGATTTTGTATTCTTGTTTGTTCAATCTCTTGCTTGATTAATTGTATTTTATCTTGCATCAATACAATAATTATTTGCTGCCCTTGTTATTTCTTCTTCTCTTGTCATTTCTCTTTGATTTTGCAGATTAGTTCTTCTTTTATTTTCATAGTTATTCTTCTTTTGGTAATGTTTTCAAATCATCCATTGCAATATAAAGTTCGCCTTCGTAAATTTCTGTAGCAAAAACAACTCTTTCTTCATTCCCTAATAAAAGAACATGTTTGCAACAGCCTTTGTTTTCAGTTGCCCTCTTCCACTTCGGCAAGTCTTTCAAAACATCTTGTTTGCCCTTCTGATATTGCACATTATCAGCTGTTTTATATGCCTTATCAAGTTCTGCTTCAAACTCTGGTTGAAGTTGCTTTCTTGCCAAGTTGAGGAGTGATTGTGCATTAAGTTTTAATGTTTCAATTTCAGATTCACTTGCAAATTCATGACCAGAATAGCACTCTAATACATATTGAAGCATTTTCTCAAACTCAGTCAATTCATCTTTCTCGTCTGCAAAGAAAAGGTCATATTTACTTCCTCCACCAAATAAGCCTCTAAAATTTCCTTGTCCATCCCACTGCTCGACCTCATCATCCTTGTTATCTCGATTTTTGATAACTCCAATAATTTGTTTATATCCACGGAAATCTGTCTTTAATATTTCAACTTCTCTTCCATCTCTTGTTACTACTTTGCGGCTCTTGTCTTGAAGCCATTTTTCTAAATTAAATTGTTCCATAGTTATTCAGTTTTAAAATTATACATTCCTTTAGGTGCTTCAAGAGCATGTCCTTTATCAACCAATTTTATTTCCCTGAGACTCTTCTTCATTACATCCTGTAGAGATGACATTATCTTTAAAATATTCTAAATACCATAACAGCCATCCAAATCTCACATAAGCGTTGCCTTTACGCATAATGTTAGTAACTGAAAAGAATGGTATAATATAGCATTGATTTGTTTGCCATATCCCTATATAATCTCTTTGATATGAATTTGGCTTTAGATAAATGCGTTTTAATAATTTAGGTATCATAATTCTATTTAAAATTTAATTGTTATACATCCCTTCTGGTGCTTCAATGGCTAAACCTTTTCTGATAAGTTCACGGTGGTCGAAGTGATGTTCGTTGAGCCAGTCAACAGAATATGAATGACTTTCAACAATAGTGTTTTTATTTTCAAATTCCCACCATTCTTCCTCCAGTTGTTGGTTGTGATTTCTACCTCTCCAAATTGGCTGATGGCCAGTTGTTATGCCCTGTTATTTTATTACATTTCGCCATCAATTTCTTTCATCAAGTCCATGAACTCCCGCATTGCTCTCTCTCTCTCTCTCTCGTACCACAATGCAAGGTCTCTGTGTTGGTCATCCAATGACATCCGTTCTGCAATGGCATTGGTGACTTCTTTGTTTTTATCCAAATCATACAGGGTCTTGGTCAGGCTGAGTTGATGTTCTATCTCCTTCACTTTGTCTCTCAATGATTCCCGCTGTGGATCATCTGCACTCAAACAGGCTTTCGTAGCGTTTATATCGTCGATTTGTTTTGTCAATACCTTCTTTTTTTCAAAAAAAAGTTTGTCAGCGGCAATTAGCGCATCGTTTTTCTTTTTAACAATTTCGTCTTTGGCACGATTGATTTTGTTCGAATTTTCAGTGTACTGTGCCTTCAACACCTGCATTCTCAAGTCAAATTCAAATTTCCTCTTCATGATTTTATAAGTTTAAAGTTTGTTTATCAGTTATATTTAATTGGTTTCTTGTTTTACTTTTGCAAGTCTGATTTGCCCTTTCTTGTATCTCTCCAATTCGTCACTCATGTCCCATGTTTGCGGAAGTAATTGCTCATCCGGGTATTTTTCTATAAGCCGATATGTGACTTTGGATTTTTTGAAGTCCAAAGCCGTAATGATTACATGCCGCTCTGATGCGACCTCTACTAATTCGGCACCGATGGAAAGCTCTTGAGGCCATGTCTTCGCCGCCTCTTTCGCTCTCCTCTCCTCTTCGGCTTTCCATTGTTCCGCTTTAATCTTGTCGAGTTCCATTTTGATGACTCTTAATGCGAAGTCATCATTGAGCCAGTCGGTATGCAGTCCGAGAGCCTTCAACTGTTTTATTGTCGATTTCTTTAGTGCCATGTCATTTAGAATACAAACGGTTCATCATCGAACGCTGGAGCAACCATAGTCGTCTCGTATTCTTTATTTTCATTGGTGAAGCCCTTAATCTTGGTGGGCTTGACCGACTCTTCGGGTTTCAGCAGTTCGCACAGCCTGTCAAGGCTGCCACTTATGTTAACAAGGCTCCTGCTGATTTCTTTTATATAGTACATTATGTCTCTTTCCATTTGTCTTTTGTTTTTTAAGATTGATTTTAATTGTTCTATTTCAAGTTTTATATCCATAATAGTTATTTTCTTTTCCGTTTCTCATCGTAATATCCATCGTTTTCCAAATCTGACATATAAACCATATCAGATATTGTCAACACCTCGTAATCAACAAAGCGGCTTGTGACTTTACAGCCCTTATTCTCAGCCACCTTCTGCCTGTACACGTATTTCGCTGCCGCCTTGCATAACGCCACAAAGAAGTCTTTAGCCCCCTTGTCATACCTTGCATGCTCGTCAACAAATGCAAGTATGTTGTCATACTCTATGTATGGTGGCTCGTTATCTGTGGTTACAGTCGTAACCACTGCTACCTTTATAACTTTATTCTTGTTCATTTTGTTTACATTTAAAAACAACATGTGTTCCGTCTGTACGAAATGCCGACCAACACTCGCCTGCGTGGCTGTGCAACTTGAATTTCCAGCAGTACAGGGAAGGCAAAGTTTTGAGATTTCCATACTCACATTGTTCGATTTTGGTATGTTTCAGATAACAATCAGCACATTCCGGACTTCCGCTCTTCGATATCTCCTCTTCACACACTTGCAAGGTAACGACCCTATCTTCATCGAGTCGAACCTGAAACTTTTCGCCAATTGGGCGTGTAAAACTATTTTCTTGTATCATCTTCAAATTTTTTTAGTTTTCGTAATATTATCTGCACCAACCTTACCGCGTTTTGCGTGCGCGTATCCCTACTGTCAACCTGGACATGTGCAAGGATACGCGGCAGGCACCGCAACAGAGTCTTTACCGTGTCGTTGGAGACTTGGCGCATGATTTGTGACGGTTTTGGAAAAACTTGGCATAACTCAGACTCCTGTCCATGTCGGTCAGCTTGGAGTTGATGCTGAACAGCTCAGTCCACAGGCTCGCATAGTAGCCATCTTCCTGCCTGCTTTTCTTGCCGCCGCTCTCTATCTTTGACAATGTTTTGCCCAATAATTTTACTTTATCTTGAGTTTTAACTATCTCTTTTCTGATTTCTTCTGCTTGCATAATCGTTATTTTTATGTTATTTCCCTCTGAACGAACCATTTCTGAAGATGATTTTAGTCATCATTTCGTTGAATCGGTCAGCGATTCTTTCTTTGTATTTATCCCGAATCTCCTGAGGTCGGAGATTGGTGGTAATGACTGTGAAGAGCTGCTCTGTGTACCGGTAGGAGAGTAGGTCAATTACTGGACTAAGTACATTACCATAGTCGAGAACCTCGGTCGGTTCAAGCCCTAAATCATCAATTCCGAGCATTACTCTGTTGCGGTAATCAATATACTGCTCATAAGAATCTCTGCTCAGTCTCGCAATCTCTCTCGCATCGATTATCGACATCCTGCGTGAGCGATTATGAGCATCATCTCGTAAATCAAGCATGTTGATACATGATTGAATCGCTCTCAGCAAGGTTGTCTTGCCGTTACCCGGCACTCCGCACATGAGCAGTCCGAATGTGCTGCCATCCTTGAGCCACCGAGCCGCTTCTTCAATATAGGAATCCATTTCGCGACTCGCTTTGTAATCCCGATGCCGATAGGCAACTTCGGCCATTACGCAAGCCGTGAGCATATCTTTCACCTGCTCATCGGTGTACGGCAGACTAAAACGCTCCTTCGTAGTCCTCCGCTGAAGTAGCCGTGACATCAGAGCCTTTACGTCTATCTTCTGATTTTTTTCTATCTGAATCATAATTCTTTCTTCTTTCGGCATCGAGTTGTATTCTCAGCCAATCATTATAATGTCTTCGGGTGTCATTAAGGTCCTGATGATATATTGCTCGGCATTCGCAATCGAGCGCGAAATCATCTAATCGCGTCACTACCTCGGTAAGTGAGAGCTGAAACTTCATTGCCATTTGTTCCAGCCATATCTGCGAATTTTTTAATTCACTGATATAATCCGCCGCCGGCGTTTCTTTTTCCTTTTTTTCTTCAACTCCTACATCCATATCCATATCCTTATTCCTTATTCCTATAGGATTTTGATTCGGGTTTGATTCGGATTTGTTTTCACTTTGATTCAAGTTTGATTGCGTTTTGATTGCAGTTTGTTCCGATTTTGTTTTCGGTTTGTTATTGTTTTGTTTCGGATTTGTTTCGGTTTTGTTTGTATTTTGTTTGCGGTTTGATGTTGTTTTGTTGTCGTTTTGTTCCGGATTTGTTTTCCTTGCGGTGGCGCGTTTCACCGACAACTCGAGTGTCGGACGTATCAGAACCCAGTAGCCCTTGAGTATCGGGTCGGTCAGATCGGGTTCGCTGCCGCCTATTGCGAACTCGCATATCGCCCTCATCATCACCCCGAACTGCTCGTCTGACAGATACTGCAACGCCTCGTAGTATGAGGCGAAAAACATGAATTTTGACGCTGTCTCCATATTATCTGCCTGTTAAGAAGTCCTTCCATAATTCCGTAAACTGCTGGCCTGCGTATCTGGCCAGTTCGGCGGTCTTGAACAATATGGCCGATGGTGACAGGGAGTCTGCGTGCGACCACTCCAGCGACCTCACGTATCTGACTTGGGTGTTCTGCTCATCGTCGCTGAAGATGTAGAAGTCCGGTATGTAGCGCTTTTGGCTGCCGTCAAAGACAGGTGTCCAGCCCTCGTTGAGCGCCTCGGCGATGATTCTCAGGCGGAGCATCGCAAGTACGGAGCCGGAGCAATGCTTGCCCAGCAATGCGTAGTAGTCGGTTACCGCCCTGTTCTCCGTGCCGAGCACGGCGATGGCGTCCTCAAAGGTCCTGACCCTTTCGGTGATGTCCTTGGGTGCGAAGATGTCAGCCCCGAATATGTGCTCCAGTAGAGCCCTGCCGTTGTTGTCCATGCTGTTGTATTTGTCTCTTAAATCTTCTGTGTTGATTGTTATTTCCTTGTTCATGATTTTTTTTAATTTAAATAGTTGCTTAATTCAAAAGTTCTGCCGGCTTCGGCGATGTACGTGGGCTTGCCCGATATGGCGCTGACCTCGCGTGCGAACCGCTCGCTATCGCTGTTATTGCCTGATAAGTGGATAAGTACCACCTCATTAACGTTAGTCATGTCGTTGGCTGCGATTATGCCTTTCGCTGTCTCCAGCTCCATGTGGGAGTGAAGTAAGCGGTCACGCATTGCAAACGGCACAATACCGTTATCTATGTTATACTGTAAGATATCATCGGCGTAGTTAGCCTCCAGCATGATATGATTGAGCCCTGGAATCCGATATTCCAGCATCATGGTATCAGTGACGAACAGCAGTTTGCCCATCTCTTCATGCTCGATAACGAAGCCGACACACGGCACGTCATGTGCAACGGAGAAGGCAAATACCTTGAACCTTCCCACCTTGTAGCCGTGCATCGGCTCGATTGCCCTGCAGAACGGGCTTGTGATGCCCTGCGACCGGAACACCTGCTCCAGCGCCAGCACCCTTATCCCGCATGCTGCAACGTCCCTGACAGACTTGGAATGGTCCTTGTGCTCATGGGTCACGAGGCAGCCTGCAATGCCTGATATCTTGAAATTGAGAGCCTTCTTGACTTCCGCAAATCTGACGCCGGCCTCTATCATCAGCACGCCGTCAGAGGCCTGCAGCAGGTAGCAGTTGCCCGATGAACCTGAACCCAAGCACGTCATTCTCATTCCAAGCCCCTCCATCATTACGCCCAGTCGGGTTTTTGCTCATTGTCTTTGATTTTCCCCGTTGTTTCATCGACACTCTCTACCGTGATAGATTCTACATCAATGATTTGGGCGTTTCCGTTTTCAGCAATTGCCTCATTACGTTCAATCAATGCGGCTTTTTCGCTATCAATTTCCCTTGAAATAACTTGTTGCATCTCAACCGATAGAAACCCGTGTTTGGATAAAAGCCTTCTTAAACAGGTCTTTACAGCCATATCGTTAAAATTGCCAAGCCAGCCAACTTGATTGGTTTTTGGTTCTCTATTGGCGAGTTCTATAAGCATTGGTACGGTTACCTTGGTGTTGAACTTCAATGAAGGAGCATATCTTTTTGCATACTTGGCCATTTCTTCAACGGTCATGTATATTACCTTTTCCATTTCGTTTAACAGCTTAAAATAAGCAAAGTAACCGATAACCTTATCGGATTGTTTCTCTCCACTCAGGTCTATCATACCGCTGAGTTTGTCTGATTTCACATACTCACCTTCATACACTACACCTTCATTGATGTATCTATATTGGCCAGTCCTCATTGCAAGTTGCTCATATCCCTTATATCCAGGAACAAAAGTGGGTGTCAAAACTTGGTCGTAAATTGGTTTATGTGTATTAGGGTCAATAACATCTTTGCCAAATTCATCAACCCTTTTCACGCTATTGTTAAAAGGTAGGATATGGGCAAAGCCTAACGACTTGTTCAATGGCAAGTGAAGGGTGGCGGCTCTCAATGCCTCTGCGACCACAGCCTTCGGCTTGCATTTCTGCAGCTGGGTGTCGCCTGTGTATAAGTCTATCAGTGACGCCACGAACTCATCCTTGTGCGCGCCGAGTGCGTTGCGGAACTGTTCCTGTATCGATTCCGCCCTTATGACCGACTTCAAGATGTCAACGGGCCTTGTTGTTTGCGGTGCTACCGCTGTTGTTCTGTTTTCCATAATAATTTGTCTTTAATTGTTAATTGTTAATTCGTTGTCTTCTGTCACCACAAGACGTATCATCTGTGATTCGGTTGGCAGCAGCTTATTCACGGCTTCTGCATTATCAATGAAGAGTGGAGCGGTGATGCCTTCTGATTTGCAGATTGCGTTGATAATGTCAAGTCCTGCGTTTATCTTCATGGCGTTGTTAAGGTCGGAGTATGGCACGCCGTCCACCGTAGCCTCGCAGGTCTCGACCTCGCCGCCGTTTATCTGTGTCTCGAACATCTTGAACTTCACGATGCCGAACAGGTGGTTGATGCGGCTTTCGACCGCCTCAATCTTGGCCTTGGAGAATGCGGCCATTGTAAACTCAATGCCTTCCAGCTCACTCAACTCGTTCATCTGCACACGCAGCTGGTTTTCCAGCTCGCTGATGCGTTCCTGGTTCATGGTGATGAAGTCACGCTTGAGCAGGCGCGCATTGAGCTCGTCAATCTCGCCTGCGAGCTGCTGTTTTTGGTTGAACAGCTCAGATGTGTCAGGGGCGGCGGCACGCTGCTCCAGCTCCCCGCCCAAGTTCTCTATCTCGGAGGTCAGTCTCTGCCATTCCGCGTTGGCTGTTATTTCCGCCGTTGCATCAGGTACTGTGAGGGTGTCGGTGTTCTGCCGCTCTTCGGCTTCTATGCGATCCAACTCCTCATCCTGTCTTGTAATCTTGCCATTAATGGCGGCAAGACGCTCCTCGCATTCGGTTATCTGCTGTTTCAGCGCCTGCCCTTTGCGGTTGATTTCGGCAAGGTCGGCGGCTTTCCGGGTGTTGAAGTTGGCGGTCAGCTCCTGCTGTTTCCGCTCGATATCGTCTATCTCCAGCGGACGCCCGCAGGTCGGGCACACAAATTCATTCTCGCCGAACTGGAGCTGCCGTGAGTTGACCTCGCGCCATTGGCTGATGACGGCTTCCTTGTCGGCTTTCAGGCGTGAGAGCCTTTTATCCGCCTCCACCAACTGCAACTGCAGTTGGTGCAGTCTTGCTTTTTCGATTGCAGCCTTGCCCTGCAGCTCTTGCTGTTTTGCCTTGCGTGTGTTGTATTCGGCCATCACCTGCTCCTTGATTTTCAGCTCCAATACTGACCTTTCGGACATGAGGTCGCTCTGCTGGCGGCTCTTTTCACCCCATGCCTTGTTGGCCTCGTTGTAGGCTATGGACCGGTCGGCTATCTGTCTCTCAAGCTGTGCGACAAGCTGCTGCCTGTCTTTAACTTGTTTTTCCAGCTCTTCCCAATTCTCCTCTTTCGGCATCATGCGCCTGCACTCCTCAATCCTTGCCGGTATGGTCTCCGTCTCGGCCTTGATGCGGCGCTTGTCGGCTGCGACCTCCCTCTTGTACTCCTCCAGCGTCTTGCCGGTGAGGTCGGCGAGCAGCCTCTGGAAGTCATCATTGCCGAATGCTATCTCCTCGTCGCTGATTGCACCGGCCATGCGCATCAGCATCGCCCTTTGCACGTCGGCTTTCTGAGACGGGAAATAGTTTGGGTTAGTTATGAACTTGAACGTCTCTTCGGTGCAGATGGCACCGATTTTCTCCGTCCAGTCCCTTACGCTCATAGGAACATCATTATAGAGGCGTTCCTCCTCATGCCCCGTGAACTCCTCGGAGGCCGACCCACGCTTGCGCACCCACTTTTCTTTGATGCGGCGGCAAAGGGTGATTTCCTCGCCGTTGACCAACAGAAGCGCCGTCACCTCGTGGGGTATCTTTTCGATGGCCTTGCCGCTGGCATCGAGGGTCTTGATGTTGAATACTTTGCGGTCTTCGCTGTCCTTGCCGAACAGCAGCCACGTGAAGGCATCGAAGATGGTAGTTTTACCAGAGCCATTCTTACCAAGAATGCTCGTAATCGAGTCATTAAACTCGATTTCTAACTCCCGCAACCCCTTAAAGTTGGTGAGTTTCATTTTTCTAATGATTACTTTTTTCATTTTTTCAAAATTATTTACATTAATAGTTCGTTCTCGGTTTTCACTTTCGTCTCACGCAGCCATTTTGCGATTTCGTCCTTCATGAAGACGACCTTGCCGTCCCTCTTGTAATGAGGTATGCGGTGCGTGCCTGTGAGGTGGTAGATGTACTTCTTGGCGTATCCTGTGAACGCCGCCACCTCGTCAACATTCATGACCTTGCGGCCACTCTCGGTTGGTCTCGTCTGTGCCAGCATCGCCTCTATGCGCTGGAGGCGGCTGTCCATCGCCTCTACGCAGCGGACAAGCTTGTCAAGTTGCTCTATCTGAAGGATCATAGTGTTGTCTCCTTTTCGTATTTTCTTCTGATTGTGTAAATGAGTGTAATGCTGCACTCATATTTTCCCATCAGATAATGCATCACCTCAAGCTTTGATGCGTGCGGGGTGGCCATTAATTCGGAGTATTCATGGTATATTGTATCCATGACCTCCTCCTTTGCCCTTTTGGTGGTGGTGCGGAAGTCCACCACCTCCTTTTCCTGCCGCCTTTCGGCAGCGATTTCCTGCGCCCTCTCCGCTACGAGCGCCTTAAACGTCTTTTTTTCCATTTTTTAATATTTTTATTTTCCCTTTTTTTTCTACTTTTGCAAAAATTTAACAATTTATTTCGCTGCAAAATTAAGCATAATAATTATTATAGCAAGAATTTTTAAGAAGAAAAATGCCTTTTTTAAGAATTTTTAAGATTTAGACAATAATAAATGGAAAGAAAAGAAAGACTGAAAGCAGCCTATGATTATCTGAGAAGTCAAGGCAAGGTGCATACGCAGATTGATGTGGCAACCGCAATGGGCGCAACAAAACCAAACGTCTCTGCCGCGTTAAAAGGGAAGGAAGGAATCCTGACCGATAGCTTTCTGCGTCGCTTCAATGCCGCTTATGGGTTGATGTTTAATATCGACTGGCTAATCAAAGGCGAGGGTGAGATGCTTTCGCCGCCCCTTCGTCAGGAAATCAGCGGCGACCATAACACGCAGGTCGCAGGCAACAACAATCAGGTGAACAGCCCTGCGACATTGGACAAGGCCATTGACGAGATTGCAGCCCAACGAAAGCTCGTTGAGAAGTCGCAGGAGCAGATAGACCGCCTGCTGACGATTATTGAAAATATGAATAACAAATAAGGATATGGACGTAAGGGAATTAAGGAAAAAGCACAACCTGACACAGGCGCAGCTTGCCGTCATCTGCGGCGTCACGCTCCGGACGGTGCAGAACTGGGAGAAAGGCAGGGTTATCCCTGCATCAATGCTCAAGCTCCTTGAGAATATCGATGAGCGCATAGGGTTATATGTTCACGACACAAGCACAGCCGCAGAAGGTGCTGCCGTTTTGCCTGATACTGTGCGGTTCTTCCGCACCATCGAGAAACAGCAGGAGATTATCACGTCGGCGCTTGAAATCATAGCCAACCAGACGCAGAAGAAGGACGAGCAGATTGACAGGCTCATTGAAATCATCGGACAGGAAAAAGGGCATGATTGACGGTTTTTGTTGCCTGCTTGTTACCCGAAAGCGCCTTGCGGCTGTCATGTTGCTGGGTATGAGGCACTTCTGGCACTCGTGCGCATAAATAGTAATTTTGCCGCTGAATATCAACTAAAATTGAATAATGTGGAAAGAAATGCAACAAATATGGTGTTTTGCCGCCTTTCGGCATGATACCGATTTTAATTTTAATATGTTTTTTTATCTTTTAATTAATAAAATTTTGTTACCCGGATGTTACCGGGCTGTTACTTGCCATGAAAACAAAGGAAATTGTCCACCTGCGGCAGAAGAGGCTGGCCAACGGCAACATGTCGCTGTATCTTGACATCTACCACAACGGACGGCGGTCGTATGAATTTTTGAAACTCTACCTTATCCCCGAGCGGGACCGCAACGCTAAAACGAGGAACAACGAGACGATGAGGCTTGCCGAAGCCATCAAGGCCAAGCGCATCATCGACATACAGAACGGCGCCTACGGTTTCGGCGGCCACCCCAAGTCGAAGACGCCGCTGCTGGAGTACGCCTCCGGCATCGTCGCACAAAAAAGCGAAGGCACCGGCGGCACATACCGCAACCTGCTGGTAAGAATTGAAGAGCATTTCGGCAGCGGTTTCCCGGTTGAGAAACTCACCGCACGTGACGTGAGGGCGTTCTATGACTTCCTCCTCAAGTCAGCAAACCGCAACTATAACGGCATAAGCAAGCCGCTGTCAAAGACTACGGTGCACGGCTACTGCAACGTGTTCAAGCTCTTTGTCCGGCAGGCGGTCAAAGACGGTCTGCTTGACAGGGATGTGACCTCCGGTGTGGATGTCGTCACTCCGGCGGAGAGCGTGCGCCAGTATCTCACCATCGGGGAGCTGCAGCTGCTCTCATCCGGCAGCCTCGACAAGCCGTTCAAGCGCGCTTTCATCTTCAGCTGCCTCACCGGGTTGCGCAAGTCCGATGTTGCGGCCCTGACGTGGCGTGATGTCATCACGCAGGACGGCTTCACACGGATCGTGTTCCGCCAGCGCAAGACACAAAGTCTCGAATATCTCGACATCAGCCCGCAGGCTGTGCCGCTGATGGGTGAGCGCGGAGGGGATGACGACAAGGTGTTCGGCGGGTTCAGCTACCACAACTGCAACACAACCCTTGCACAGTGGATCCGGGATGCCGGGATAAAAAAGCGGATAACGTTCCATTGCGCCCGGCACACCTTCGCCGTGATGATGCTGACGCTCGGAGTTGACATCTATACGACATCCAAGCTGCTCGGCCACCGGGAACTGTCAACGACGCAGATCTATGCCAAAATCATCGACAAGAAGAAGCAGGACGCCGTGCTGAAGATACCGATTGAAATAAAAAACCCCGCCAGCGGCAACTGACGGGGCAAACAGAGGGAAAGAATCAGTTAGAAAAAATAAAACGCTATGAAAATATGAAGAATCCCTCACCTTGACGGTGATTTGTCATTGTATCCCAACCAGCCTGTAGGCCACAGCCGCACCCATACCCCATTCACCCTCGTGGTTTATCGCCCCGAATGCGGAGAAGGTCGTTTTTTTGGCGTTATAGCGGATTTCAGTGAAGAGGTACGGGTTCACCTGCCTTGCCGAATAATAGCCCGCTATGCCGAAATCAAGCGTTATCTGCGGCGGTTTCACCACCTCATACGGCTTGCCTATAATCTTGGTCACGGTGCGCATGTAAACTCTGGCCGAGTCGATATGCGGGTTTATGCCGCTATACCACACGTCCAGCGTGTCCGGCTGCGAGTAGTGCCGGAACTCGTACGGCATGGATATGTAGAGCGTGTCGCTGACCCTTATGGTGTCATGGACGGTGACAGGCTGGAGGCGGTCGATATATTGGATCAGCGTATCGGCTCTAACCTCCAGCAGCGTCACCGTGTCCGTGCGCTGCACGTATATCGTGTCGGCGGTGTTGTTCTGCTGGCACCTTGCAGCCTTCATGTTCCACCCGAGCATGAACGCCGAGAAAAGGATGAACGCCGCCATTGCAAGCGTTATGAGTGTGGCTGTCCTGTTCTCGTCCCTGCTCATACAATCTCGATTGTGATTTCCCCGCCCGCCTTCCGGGCATTGGCGAGGCATTCATAGAGCCGTGTGAACACAGCCTGCGAGTTGATAACCTGCCCCTTGACCTTGTTCTCGCCCACCAGTATGCAGCCGTCGGTGTCCTTGGCTGTGTTGCCGCAGTGGATGAGCACGCCGTCGAAGCCTTTGACGTCGAGCAGGCGCGGCAACTTGCCTCCGCAAAGTTTCTTGTAGAACCGGCGGTTGCCGAACTTGGGCGACTTGACGTCGAGTGTTACGGTGTATGTGCCTGTGGGTATCGCTGTAATGCTTTTCAGTTTTTTGCGGTTGATTTCCTCGATGCTCATCCCGGATGCAAGCCCGCGGTCGGCGTCCTCCAGCGTGTCGCAGAAACGGACACCGTCGGCATAAAGCGTGCCGACGGTGTATCCGTTGCACTTGTATCGTCTGTTAAGCGTCAGTTTCATTTGCCGCCTCCTTCTTGCGCGGTTTCCGTCCGGGCTTGCCTTTATGCTGCGTTCTGAGGAAATCCTGGAAATCCCCGTTCAGGAACTTGATGATGTCCTGAAGGACGGTGTCCTGCTTCTCGTTCTGCTCCGCCAAGTCCGAGATTTGCTCCTTGAGCTGCTTGAGGCTCTCCATCATCTCAGCCTGGTTGCCGTTGCCCTTCACCGATGCCTGATATGTCTGCTCCGAGAGCTCCAGCACCTTCTTCATGTACTCTTCCGCAAGGTCGATGCGCTGGTGCTGCTCGTTGGTCTCGACATTGGAGGTCTCCGCCTGCTTGATGCGCCTGTTTTCCTTGCGGTATCTCACAGCCTCAACAATGCCGCCCAGCGTCGTTCCGCTGAGTATTGCAAGTATTATCTCTGTCCATTCCATAGGTCACGATATTACATGTCGAACTGGTCGGATGCCGCAATCGCCTCCGCCGAGTCCTTTGTTGTCGGCGATATCTTACCCCATGCAATTTTCTCGATGCATGTCTCAAGGTTACACCAGTCCTCGAATGTGTCAATCCTTACAGCGATGTATCTCACCGTCTGCTGCGTGCCGTCGGGGTTGGTCTTGACCTCTTCAATGTTGGCTACCTTGTCGATACATCTCATACGTATCTTCCAAAAGCGGATTGTGCTAACAAGATTTGTGCCGCTGCCTGTGATAACGGCGTACCTTGGTCTCATATAGGCGACCAAGCCATATCTTGACATCAGTGACTTCATTGATGTGGGGTTCAAGTCTCCGCCCATCAGCATTACTCTGAACACTTCCTCAAAAGTCGGTTTTGTTGTGCTGTCACTTGTTGGGATAGCGGTAGTGTTGGCTATGCCGAGAGATTGGCTCGGTGAACGTCTGAACCTTACACCGCCTAATAGATTGATAATCCACTGTACAAGAGTGCTGTCATACAAGCCTTCGCTTGCCAATGCTGTGAGGATGCCTGTGCCGAGTGCAATGTACCACGCCATGCCGTCAAAACAGCCGATATGGAAGCCCCAGCCTGCCATGCTCAAGCCTATCGCCACGATGAAAGATATAGTCCACTTCACCCATGACTTCAGTTCCTTGTGTGTGATTTGTTGCAGCCACGCCTTTACGGCTTGTGTTACTGCGACCGCTCCAGCGGCAAAACCTGCCACCGTAGCGAATAGTTCCATAATGTCTATGCCCATAGTTGTATGTTTTTGTTGTTACTCTTCTTTTTCTTCTGCTTTGGTGCAGCAATCGCATTCTTCGTCTTTCCAACCCTCGCTTAAAGTCTGCTCGAACTCGGGATAGACTGCTATCGGCAGCCAGTCGTTGGCAGCCATAAACTTGTCATAGTCTGATTCTGACAATGGATGAATCTTGTTGCCTTGATACTCGTCATTGCCGAACTCCTCAATGGCATGGGTGATGATGTCGTTGAGTTCCTTGACTTGCTCCTGTGTCCTTGTTGATGGGTCGGTGATGCCCTTTTCGGCATCATAGTCGGTCATGCACTTCTTGATGATTTCCTGCTGCTCATCGTGGAGTGCCTTGAGAGCGAGAGTTGTACGTGACAATCTGCTTCTTCCTTGAGATGAGATGTGCCCTGCTGTGAGGACTTTGTCGCCGCTGCCATAGAGGGCGTAGCGTGCGACGATAAGTAATGTTTGATTCTTCATGTCTTTAAAATTTAATACTTTGCAAATATAAGTGTATTTTTATTACGTTTATAATATTTTTTATTAAAAAAACGGTTGTTTTTTGTGAGTTATATGTTGTTTTGTATCATTTTCTGATGTCAGCAACATGATATGGTTGGATTAGTCGAGTACATCAGTTATGATGCCGCCATTATCAGTAACCGTAATCTTTATCGTTTTATTAAACGTTTTAAGGTAGATGGCTGAAAAAGGGTGTGAAGATGTCCCGATTGCCTTATCTTGAGACGTGCTTCCCCAAGCACCTATGTTGCCATATAATCTCACCTCTGGTCTGTCTTGCCCATCGCCCGCCCACAAACTAATCCTTGCTTGTTCGCGAGGTGTGGAATCTGTATATGCCCATAATTGCAGTGACTCATTTCCGAATGTTATTCCAGTTAAATTGGATGTGTGATGTATTTCTATCGGATTAATATATGTGCAATACAAGTTGTTGTACTTATAATTACTGCTACCCAAATCGTATTGGTTGTTTGCAACTGGGATAATGTCGCGTGAACCGATTGTACCGCTCATGTTTCCACCACTTCTCAACAGATATCTGATATCACCCTGTTCATACGTCACGTAATTGCTCAAATCCGACCGCATGACGATATTGCCTCCATCGGTCAGGTGGCTTGTGTTTGTCGGTATCTTAACAACCTTATTGCTGCCGTTAGGATAGTAGTAGTTGTTGTTGCCTCCGTCGTACTGCCCCGCTTGGAACTTGATGTTTGCAAGGTCAGACAGCCTGTGGTGTATGCTTGCCATTGTCGGCACATATACATTGCTGTTGTTGTCCCATGTGGTCGCAATCTCGGAGTATGTCGCAACCTCGTAGTTGGTTGTCGCAATGCCGAAATCGCCTACGCCTCTGACGAGTTTGCCGCTTGTAAGCGTGTTTTGCGCTGTGACGTTGCCCGTGCCCGATGGTGTGGAGAAACTCCATGACAAGCCATTGTAGTACAAGTAGCCGCTGCCACCGCCTTCGTTGAGTTGTGCTATTGCGGTCAAGTCGGCATCAAGTGGCTGGTAGTGGTCGTAAAGGTAGTTGTATATGTTGCCTATTGTGGCGATGTTAGGGTTGGATGAACTCCAATCGCCGCTGCTTGTAATCTGTGCGGTGCTTTTTTTGATGTTTGTTTCGCCTGCACCAAGAATGATGTAGTCGTTGTCAAGCGTGTCCGATGTTGAGACATTGCCCGTGCCTCCGCCTTGCACGTCGGCAAGTTCGTATGATAAGCCATTCCAGTACATGTAGCCTACTGTCACGTTGTTTTTGTCAACCGCCGCCAGCAGCGTTAACTCTGCGCTGTAGCCTTGCAGTTCCGAACCCCTCAAATCATTAAGTATATGATTATGTATTGTCAGTTCAGTCGGTATATAGATGTTATTGTTGTACCATTGGTTATTGCCGCCATTACTGTTGTAACTGTGCGGCTGGTAGGTGTTGGCGGTGACGGTTGTGCCGCTTGACGCTGTGACAAGGTAGCCGCCGTTCAGTGAGTTCCTGACGGCATACCTGCCGTCTGTCATGCTTGTTGTAGGCACATAATCCGTCGTGCCACTCCACGAACCTGTTCGCAATATCTGCACACCGCTGTCTTTGACAACCTTGTTGCTGTTGCCGAGGACAATCCTGTTGGTTTGCAGTGTGACGTTGTTCTGCGTTGTCACCATGTTGGTGATTTGGCTGTTTTGCACGTAACCGCTCAACGCTTGGCTCAAATCGGAGTCGGTGACGTAATCTTCCAATGTTTGGCTCAATGCCGCCTGCGTTACATAGTAGGTTTCGAGGTGTGTAAGCGTCACATAACTGCTTAATGCTGTTGTCAGGTAGGATTGCGTGACGTAACTGCTCAATGCGGTCTGCAATGCTGCTTCTGTGACGTATGACCCTTTCGGCTGGTATGCTGCGCTCAGGTAACTGTTAATCACCGATGCGGTCGGGACAACGCTTGCAGCCTCTACGCCTGTGAAGTCGGTCGGGCTGCTGTATGATGACAATATAGACTTTCCGCTTGACATGACCCGCTTGGTGTCATCATGTCCTATAACAATATTACCTGCGCTAATGTCGTATGTTGACCATACCATGTTAGCAATCTGCGACTGCGTCACATAATCGCTGAGGTCAACCAATGTCAGTGCAACCCATTGCGTGCCATCCCATACGTAAGGCGTGCCTGTTGCCTCAACAACATAAACATCACCGCTTGAGGCATTGGCAGGCAAGTCGTTGTCAGTCGGGACACTGCCTTGGAATGTCATAACGCCGAGATTGGCAAGCATTGCGTCTATCTCAGTCTTGTCGTAGAAGTTGGTGTCAATCTCATTGATGCTGTAAGTCTCGTTTTTTGTGTAGGCATCCACTATGCCGTAGCCTGCAAGATTGGTGGGTGTGTTGGTTATCGTGCTCCATGCCTGATTGTGAGTGTATGCGGCAAAAGATGATGCCGACTGGTAAGCGGCAGTGCCGAGACCGTGAACAGGGATATTATCGTAAGTATTATTTCCTGTTAGGACTCTTATCCTGCCGTTTACAGCACTCTCAGTGACACTTCTCACGCCTGTATTGGTGATTGTGACCGTCCCCGATGTGGTGATTTCTGTTGTTGGGGTGACGCTGATGCCTACACCTGCTGAGAATGTTATGCCTGTCACCGTACCTGCATTGGACGTGTAGCCTTGTGTATCGCAATAGTTCTGCACATAAGTCGGAACGTAATCTGTGACATAATTGGAGATGCCCTTCATTGTCGGGATGTACATGTCGCTGTTTTCGTCCCACGTCTCCGACGATGCAGCCGCAATGAAGTTGGTGGATGTAATCGTGTCAGAGCCCGCCGCTGCAACCAGTCTCCCTGTTGTGAGTGCGGTGCTGTATTTGGCAAAATTGCCTGTCAGCCCTGTAACGTATGCCGATATACTCGCCATTGTCGGAAGGTAGTTGTCATTGTTGCTGTCCCATGGCGTTGTTGAATTAGCGAACGCAATTGCAGCGGTTGTGATTGTGTCGTTTGCTATCGCTATCACTATCCGCCCAAATGTGAGATTTCCCTGCCTTTTCACCTTGTCTGCAAGTGCGGTATAGATGTCACCGCCTGTGACTGCCTTTGTCGCGTTGTTGGCGATTGCACCGAAATCAACGGCAAAGGTGTTGTTGTTCAGCGTCAAGCCTGTGCCAGCGGAGTATGTCGTGTTGGTGTCTGTCCAAGGCACATTAACAAACATCTGACCGCTCGGATTGAGTTCGACCTTGTAATTCTTGCCGTTGGGGGTGTATCCAATCTTGACAAGTCCGAATGTTGATGCGGTAGCCCTCTGATACGTGGTGTCAGTCCACGGCACCTCAACGTACATCTTCTCATTGTTGAGTTTCACCGCATACTTCCGTTCGCTTTGGTCGGTGGTGTAACCAATCTTAACGCCGCCTCGTGTCTCGCCAGTTGCAAGAGGCAGCGAATAGTCAATCCATGGCACGTGGACGTACATCTTGTTACTTTCGTCAAGTAGCACCTCATAGTTCCTTTGGGCTGCATTGGTCTCAAAGCCAATCTTGACAAGCCCGAGAGATGATGATGTGGCTACGGAATATTCCTGCCAAGGTACATCGACATACATCCTACCGTTTGTGTCGATTTGGATTGCATAACGTTTGTCAATGTTGGAAGAGTATCCTGCCATCACACCGCCGAGAGTTGAAGCCGATGCAGTAGGCAACGAGTAGTTGTTTGCACCCGCTGCGATACCGTCAAGTTTGGTCTTGTCAGCCGCACTCATCAAACCATGCGCGGTTTGCGTTGCGTCATCGTAGGTGGTGTTTTCCCAAGGCACATTAACAAACATCTTGTCGTTGACATCAAGGTCAACGGCGTAATAGCGGTTGCTTGGCGAGCTTGGCATGCTGTACCCAGTCTTGACGCCGCCCAATGTGGCATCATCTGCGACTGGCAGTTCGTACGTGCCGCCGCTCCAAGGCACGTGGACGTACATGTTGCCGCTTGCGTCAACCTTGACAGCATAGTACTTGTCGAGTGTCGGTGTGTACCCAGTCTTGACGCCGCCCAGCGTGTTATTGTCTGCTGTTGGTAGCGAGTAGTTGTTTGCGCCCGCTGCTATGCCGTCAAGTTTAGTCTTGTCAGCCGCACTCATCAAACCATGCGCGGTTTGCGTTGCGTCATCGTAGGTGGTATCGGTTGCACTAATTGTCACACTTTTTGTTGTGGTGCTTGGCGTGAGCGTGACGTTGCTGCCCGCAAGCAGTATCAGCGTGTCAGTGGTGGAGTTTGCCGATATTGTAGTCGTTCCGACTAACACATTGGAAAATGCGTTTTGGTTGGCATAGTTCGTCTGGTCAACGGTGATTGTGTTCACCCCCGACAACTTCAAGAACCCAAATGTCTGTGTGCCTCCAAGCCCTGCAAGACCGTATGATTCGGCAACAATGGCTGGCTTGTTGTTTATTGCGCTCCATTCCACGCTTGATATTGTGCCGCTTGTGTCAACAAAGACAGATTCCTCGCCAAGTCTGATTGTGTAACCGTCCTCTTCTTGCGTTATCGACGCATCAGTTATGCCGTAGCCTGCAAGATTGGTGGGTCTGCTGCTTGGAGTAATTTCCGACCACAGGTGCGTATGTGTTTTGGGCGCAAACAAGAAGTCGGTCATATCCATAGTGTAGGCATCAGTTATGCCATATTCCGCCAAAGTGTTTGGCTTGTTGGTTATGTCATACCTCCAGTCGTGTGTGTGCGATATAGGTGCAAAACGTGCATCGCTCTGCGTTTTGGTATAAACATCAGTAATGCCATAGCCCTCAAGGTTTGTCGGGTGTGTTATGTCCGCCCACAGATGCGTGTGTGACGCTGGTGCAAGGGAATTGCACAACTTGAACTGACCGTTGTCAAGGTATATCGGCTGTGTCACACCACCGAGTGTGGAGTTGGAGACGGTCGGATTGCCGTTGGAAAGATAGATAAACTTTACGCCGCTGCCAACAGTTGCGTGTCCGAGTTTTGTGGCTTCGGAAGCAATGCCTGTAAGGTTAGCCGTGATAGTCCCTGCTTCAAAATTGCCGCTTGCATCACGCTTGACAATAGTTCCGCCAGTGCCCTCATAGGTCGCCGCAAGGGTGTCGTTATAAGCCGAGTTCCAGTAGTTGCGGTCGTCTGGTGACGGCAGGGAGTAACCTGTTGCGAAACCCAATGCCAACGTGCCTTCGGATGTTATCGGGCTGCCGCTGATGGTGAAGCCTGTCGGGACAGTCATTGCAACCCTTGTAACGGTTCCAGTTCCGCCACCACCGCCCCCTCCGCTGGTGTTGACGTTGAACTCAACATTTTCGCTGCTGTTGGCACTGAAAGTCGCCACTTGTGTGCCGTTGACCTTCAATGTCAGCGTGCCATCGTTAATTGCAGGCTTGTTAAGCAGGTCGGAGTATAAGCCGCTGGTTGCCACCGTTGCAAGGCTTGATATTAATGCATAGTCCGCAAGTTTGGTGTATATTGCACCGCCCGAGACAGGTTTGTTGTTTCCGCTTGCGATAGTGCCGTAGTCAACCGAAAACGCTGTTCCTGTGAGTTTCAGCCCTGTGCCTGCCGAATATGTCGTGTCAGTGAACACCGCATTGGCAGGCACGTTGGATGCAAGGCTGTAGGTTGTAGCCGTGAGCACGCCGTTGTGTAGGTACATCGGCTGCGTTGCGCTGCCCACGTTGGCGTTGCTTGCCTTTGGTTCGCCCGAGTCAAGGTATATCGGCTTTGTCGCCGTTCCCACGTTTTCGCTGCCGAGATATGTTGCTGTGGTCGCTGTTGTGGCATTGCCCGTAAGGTTGGCGGTTATCGTTCCTGCCGAGAAGTTGCCGTATGGGTCACGCTTGACGAGCCTGTTGCCTGTTGCGGCTGGTGTCGCCTGCTGGACTGCGGCTGTGTATGCGTCGTTCCAACGCTGTCTCAACTCAAGGGTCGGGATGAAGTAGTTCTCCGAGACAATGAGCGATATTGTGCCGCTGGTGGTTATCGGATAATTGCCGACAAACTCAAGCCCTACCGCTCCGCTCGCATCAACGTTGACGCTTGTCACTGCGCTGGTGAGGTAGCCTTTAGCCTCCACAGCCGCCATTGTGGTGTATGATGTCGTATCGACCTCTATCTTGTTCGTGCCCGAATACTTGAGCAAGCCATAGGTTGTGGTGTTGTTAAGGCTTGCCAGTCCGTTGGTGCCCGCGATGATGTCAGGCTTGCCTGTTATCGCAGACCATGCGAGCGAAGCCACGCCGCTGGTGTCGATGTCCACGTGCTCGTTGCCGAGCCTTATCCTCCTGACATTGTCGGAGACTGTGGTTATCGTTGCGTCGGTGATTCCGTAGCCTGCCAGCGTGTCCGCTGCGTCTGCCTTTGCAGTCCATGCTGTCCTCTCCGATGCGGTTATGTGTATGTCAGTGTTTGCAAGGTGAGCATCATAGTTACCGACCTTTGCGGCTGTTATGCCGCTGTCCAAGGCGTTCTTTCTTGCTGTGGAGAGCAGGTTATAGACGTTGGTTTCGGTGAAGTCAGCCGAGAGCATATATGCCGACAAGGTGGTCGAGAGCGCATTGACAGCACGCTGGTTCGTGAAGAAAAGATTGCTGTTGCCTTCGGAAATGTGGTCTGATGTTGTCGGTATGCTGATTGACAATGCCGCCGTTGTCGGCGAATAGGTTGTGCTTCCGCCTGTGTATTCGCCTGCACTCAATGTGAGTGCGTATATTGTCTGATGCGATGTCAGATAACTGCTCAAGTCAACACTGAATGTGGCATTGCTGCTGCTGTTTGCGCTGAAGGTCACAGTGTTGGTCAATGTGCCGTTGTCAAGTTGCAGTGTCAGCACGCCATCGTTGACGGTCGGTATGTCGGGCTTGTTATCAAGGTCGGTGTAACTGCCCGACAATGCCACCGCTGCCAGTGACGGAAAGTCGGTTATCTCGCTGATTGTGTGCGTGTGTGCTGCAAGCGCATACGATGTTGTGTCCACCGTGATTGTGTTGGCACTTGACAACTTGAGGAAGCCGTAGTTGGATGTTCCTGACAGGTTGCCGAGCGATGTCACCGTTGCTGGTATGCCTGTGATGCCGCTCCATGCGATGCTGGTTGCAGTACCCGTAGCAGAGACGGTTATTGACGTTGTACCTATATGCAGGATATAGTCCGTGCCGCTTGTCTCAACCCATATAACGTTGGCTGCCGATGACGTGCCCTGCATCCACGCATTAGCCACGTTGATTATCGTGCCTCCAATCTTGATTGCCGTAGCGTCTATGTAGCCACCTGCGGTGATGTTTCCTGCAACCCATTCGTTGCCGTTCCAGTCGAGTGTGCGGATGTTGCTGCGCTGTGTCTCCGATGTCCCGTTGCCGACAACTTCGGCGAAGTTGCCTGTTGCGTTCCACTTGCCGACGGCATGCTGGTAGGCGACGGATGCCCATGTGCCCCATCCTTCAGCGTGCGACGCCTGCCCCTGCGCTGTGGTGTACCTGCCTTCGGCATGTGAGCCATAGCCGCCGATTGATGCGGTCTGATAGCCTTCCGCAACCGATGCGGTGTTGTAGGCGTTACCGCGGCGGTATGCAAGGGTCACGCCCGATGCCACCGTAACGTTGTTGGAGAGCGTGATGACGTTTGTTGTGCGGTTAATGCCAGTGATGACTGCCAGCGGTGTCTTTAGGTCTGCGTTGTCAAGCACGACCATACCCACTGACAGGTCGCTGGTGATGGTGGATGTGTAAGTCCTTGAGTTGGTGATTGCCGATGACAAGGTCTCGGTCGCAATGTTAGCTGCCCCCGCTGTTGCAGTCACGACTGCGCTTGCGCTCATTGCGTATGAGTTACGCCCTGTCGCCATCGAGTACTGCCCCGAGGCGACAGACGAAGAGCCTAACGTTACGGCGTACGTTGCTGACGCAACGGAGCTGTTGCCCAGCGCAAAGGCAGAGGCAGCCGAAGCCACAGCACCTGCACCCAGCGCAACGGCAGAGGCAGCCGAAGCCACAGCACCTGCACCCAGCGCAACGGCGTAATTAGCCGAAGCGGTGGAATTGGATGCAAAAGCCAAGGCATATTGCCCCGAGGCGATGGAAGTACGACCTATTGCGTGCGAGTACGAGCCGCTGGATGTGCCATACATTGGGTCGTAGCCCGCCAAGGCGGTGTTGAGTTGTGTCTGGGTGACGTAGTTGGCAAGGCTCTGATGTTGTGTCAGCGGCGTGATGGCGTCGTTGCCGAGCCTTATCGTGCCGTTGACAATCTTTGCGTCGGTGATGTTGTAGCCGCTGATGGTGTTAGGCTTGCCAGTAATCTGCGACCACGGATGTGTGTGAGGCGACGGTGTGAACGTTGACGGGCGGTTCTTGAGGTCGGTGTAACTGCCAGTTGTTGCGACCCTCGCAAGGCTGGACTTAAGAGCGTAGTTGTCAAGTGTTGCGGCAAGGTCTGTCGCAAGCACGTAGTCGGCAAGCGTTGTCGCAAGCGATGACTGCGAGACGTAGTTGGCGGCGAGGTATATCTGCATCCCCGACATGGTGACGTAGGTGTTGGTGTCGAGTTCCCACGTGTCCGCAGCCGTCTTGACAAGGAAGCCTGTCGTGCCTGTCAGAGCCGCAATAGCCGTCAGGTCAGCGTCGAGAGGCTGGTACACTCCGCCCAATGCGTTAATCTGCTGCTGCACGTTGCCTGTCAGTCCGCTGAGATAGGCAAGGGTCGTTGTTGTTATCGTTGACACCGCTATCTTGCCCGACGCATTGCTGATGAGTACAAGGTTGGGGGTGAGATTGTTGGATGCCACTGTCGAGGCGGCACCTGTTATTATATTCTGCTTGGAGTTGTCAAGAGCGATTATGTCCTGATGGTTGAGACCTATCTGAGCGACAAGGGTGCTCGTAATGCCGCTGTTGAGTGCCGCAAGTTGGTCTGATGTCAGAGGTGCGTCGCTGACCATGTATTCGGCTATCCAGCCGTTTTTGCCGTCGGTAGCCCAAACGCCGCTGTACTTGTAACGCCATGTCGCACCGCCGTGGTTCTCATCCTGCGCCACAACCATGTAGTCGTTGGTCTTAGGGATATTGCCGCCCTCGCTGTCAACAGGGTAGAGCGAGCCGTCAGTCGGCACGGCAGCCCACGTTGCCCACGAGCCTTTGAAATCTGACGTTGCAGACGCTATCGCAGACGTGACGAACGCCTTGTCAGCGAGTTGGTTGGATATAGATGCGGCAGACGGTATTTTGCCGTTGATGATGTCAATATAGGATTGCAGTGTCGTGTCGGCTGCTATGCGTGCGCCCTCCTCGGTGTCGATACGACTTGACAAAATATTGTCGGTTGAAGTGCTTCGCAAAATCTCACTATTGAGGTCAACAGCCTTCGCATAGTCGTTGA